CGAAATCAGTTGGAGCAATTAAAACAAGAAAATAATGAGTAAATTAAAAGTAGGAATTGTAGTTGATGAAATCCTGAGAGCAAAATGGCTACAATTTGATAGATTTTATGCACAGGAATTCGGAGAAGAAGGAATTCCAAAAGAACAACCATATGTTTATGATTTCTTTAATTCATATAAATGGAAAGATACTGAAGAAACAATAAAAGAAATGCGTGAACCTGAAGATACTCCTAAAGACATAAATCCACTGGATTATCAAGTCGATGAAAAGGGTGAAGCACCTGCTGACTTCATGTTATTTAAAAAGAAGAAAAAGTTATGATTTCTGCAAGACAAGTATATAACCGTTTTATGTACGAAGATTTCTTGTTTGAAATACATGGTGCAGCACCTAAAATGTATCAGCAATTGGATTTAGACATAAATAATTTTCTCTTAAAATATGGAGAAACTGCCGATTTTATGATATTATCGGTTGAAAATCGTTTTAGTATTCCGCCAACACTTTTCTTTTTAAGTAAAATTTCTGCAAGATTTAAGGAATATAAATTTGTTGATAAAGCTGTTGACATGTGGAAAGATGTTGATGTGCTGATTACCACAGACCCTGAAGTATTGAAAATCGGTGCTCCTTGGAAAAAGAAACTAATTAAACTAACCAGACCATATAATGAAAGCATAAAAAAGGGTTCAATTGAAGTATTGCAAATTGCTGATTTAAATGGTAATGAGGATTTCGAAAAAATAATTAAATATAAAAATAAATAAAAATGAGCGAAGTAATTGAAAACGCAGCAAAGAATGCTGAAATAGAACAAGTCAAAAAGATTAAATTATCACTCGATAGACTGGTCAACAAAAAGTCAAAGTTCTTATTTGTTGTACCTGAATCACAGAGTCCTGTTGCGAGTGTATATGAAATATATTTTCACGCAACAGTCGTAAAGAATTTGGGATATGAAGTAATAATTATGGTGGAAAAGGGCGATTATGTTCCGCCAACATGGATTGAAAAGGAACTTACTGACCATAAACACATGTCAATGGCTGACCCAAAACTCATGGTCGGTCCTGAAGACATCATGATAATTCCTGAAGTATATTCGAACGTCATGGAACAAACAAAAAATCTTCCATGTTTACGTGTCGGATTACTGCAATCTGTTGATTATATGATAAGTGCATTAATCCCGGGTACTGATTGGGCATCTTTTGGTATTCAGAATGTAATAACCACATCCCAAACTCTTAAAGAATGGCTTGAAACCTTTTATGGTCAGGGTAAATTTGATATCAAAACCTATAATATCGGTATTCCTGAATATTTTGAAAAATCAAGTGCACCACAAAAACCAGTGGTTTCGGTTATTGGTAGAAATGCTAATGAAATCTCAAAATTCGTTAAATTATTCTTTGCCAAATACCCTGAATATAATTGGGTAACTTTTGACCCAATGTTAACAAAAAGCAAACCACCGCAACCAATGAGAAGGGTGGATTTTGCTAAGAGATTAAGAGAAAATTTTGCTGCTGTTTGGATTGACAGAATTGCGTCTTTCGGTACATTTCCTCTGGAATGTATGAAATCTGGAACAATTCCTGTTTGTTTAAAACCTGATATCATGCCAGAATATATGATTGAAAGAGATGAAGAGGGTAAAGTCGTAAAAGCTGTTGATAATGCTGGTCTTTGGACAGATAATTATTATAATCTTCCAATTTTACTTGGTGATGCCTTGATTAAATTTTTGGACGATAGTATTCCTTCTGATTTATATGATTCAATGGAAAAAATTGCATCTAAATATAATCAAAAGGATAGTGAAGCCAGATTAATTGAAATTTATGAAGGACTCGTAAATAAAAGAGTTGTATTATTTAATAATGCAATTCAATCTGTGACAGATACACCTAAGTCATAAAAATAATAATGATTTTTAATTAAAAATATAATGAATACAACTGTAATTATTCCAATTCACGAATATAATGACAATTTATCTCTTTATTTAGATAAAGCAGTCGAATCAATTGCAAAACAAAAAGATGTGGATGAACTACCACAAATAATTTTAGTGTTTCCATCTGAACTTCATGCAGCAATTGAAGGATTTAAAGAAGGGACAATTCATAAATTCGGGGAAAATTTTCCTTTCACAAAATTCACACTAATATCAAATGATGGTAAAACAGATTATCAATCACAAGTAAATCTTGCTGTTGAATTTGTAACAACCGATTATTTTTCGGTACTTGAATTTGATGATGAATATAGTAGCACGTATTTCAAGAATGTAAGTAAATACATTACCACATATCCTGAAGTTGATATATTCTTAACCATGATGATTGAAACCAATGAAAAAAATGAAGGTATTAAACTTACTAATGAAACTGTTTGGGCACAACAATTCGTTGGAGAAAACGGAGAAATTGGTTATTTGAACATTAATGCTTTAAAGCAATACACGGATTTCAAATTAAGTGGTGCTGTAATTAAAACAGCAGAATTCAAAAATCTTGGTAAATATAAGGTTAATATCAAATTGACTTTCATGTATGAATTTTTACTAAGAGCATTAAATAATGCAAGTAAGGTGTATAGCATTCCGAAAATCGGTTATAAACACTTGGCAACCCGTGAAGGTAGTTTGTTTGATAACTATTTGAAGACTATGCCTGTCGATGAAAGAAAGTTTTGGTTTGAAACAGCGACAAAGGAATCAAATTTCATGAATGACAGACCTATTGATTTATTAAGACTTCAGAAAGTTGTTGTTCAATAACTTTATTCTTCATTACATGATAAATGGAAGAAGAACTTGAGAATACGCAATATTTTGGGGAAAGGGAAGAACAAGCAGTTATAGATTATATTAATTCTGATTCGCTGGAAGAAAAAAATAAAATCTATAACGAGATTTTGATTGAACCCTTTAGAAAAATGATACAATCCATATTAAGACGATACCCAATTCATATTGGGAGATATGATATGAAAGAGGTTGAATCAAATGCACTGACTCATTTAATTGAGCACATGATTAAATTCAATCCTGATAAAATAACTAAATCAGGTAATAAAACTAAAGCATTTAGTTATTGTCAGACAATTATTAGAAATTATTATAAAGACCATAGCAAAAAAAGCTATATTGAAAAAAATATTAATCTGAATTTTGATGATTATATTGATGAGATTAATGAAAATATCGAGTATAGTTATGAAATGGAAACCGATAGTCAACAACAACTGGAAAAATTAATTGCAATGGTTATTAAGAAAATTGAGGAAAGGATTGATACCGACCCAACAATAAAAAAGAATGAGGCACTTGTTGGTGATGCAATTGTTAATGTTTTAAGAAATTGGCAGGTTTTATTTATGGAAGACACCCCTGAAGGCAAATATGAAAAACGTGTAACAAATAAGTTTGCTAAAAATAAAATTTTGTTGTATTTAAAAGAACAAACAGGGTTAACTACAAAGGAGATTAGAATCGGTATTAAACCATTTAAAGAAATTTATTTTATAGAGAAAATGGATTATTTGGATGATTAATGTGCTTTTAATAAATTCAAAAAAATAGTATTTATATGTACTAAAACTATATTATCGTGCCGAGACCAAAAAGAAAACAATTAAAATTTGATGAAGAAAGTGTAAATAAACTTCTTCAGGAAATTTATGATGAAAGTCATAACATTAAAGCTAAACTCTCACGCTTGTTTACTAAGTGGGAAACCAAAATAAAGGAAACTGGTGAGGTTGCTGCTATTGGTGACCAGATTGTCAAACTTATCGCTGCCGAAGCCAAGAACCAAGACCAGAAAATCATGCTACTTCGTTATTTAAAAGAAGTGGTATTTGATAATAAAGGAACTGGTACTGGTGCACCTGCTGATACTGGTAGGGTTAATGAACAAGGAAATGTTAGCACTGATAGAAGAAATGAATTATTAAATTTCGTTCAAGAAGAACTTGAAAAGAAAGAAAAAGAAAGAAAATAAGCTATGAGTTTGGCTGACAAAAAAAGAAGTGTTTTCACAACAATTGGTTCGTATAATTCCTTAATGCAACAAGGAAAACCACAATTACAAACCGACTTATATTCTTCAATTAACAATAAGAATGATGTTGTCCCATTTTTGCTTGATGTTTTAAAAACAGTGGCGGGAAGTGATGCACTTATTGAAACAATTGGTGGAATGTTCGGAACTCTGGTTGATAAAGTCGAACCTAAATTAAAAACAGCATTAAAAAAACAATTTACTCAGTCAAATGCTGGTGTAGAACTTCCATCAGGATTTAAACATGATGGAATTACTATTCCTGTTAAAAGTATTGATGTATCGGGAAAACTTAAGGTTAATCCAAATAGTTCAGAAGGTAATTTAATTTATGGTTCAACAACAAATTTTGATGGTAAAACATTTAATTCAATTTTAAATGAAAAACCTGAAGATTTTAGTATATTGACAATGAAATATAATGCAGCTACCGATGAAATGCAAATCAAACCAAATATTAAGGGTGCTAAAAGTCCGACAATCGGTGATTTTTTTATTGATTATATTGATGATACTGAACTTATAAATAAAAAAGAATTAATGAGTGCGGTTATGAATTCGTTTTATGGAACACTTGCAAAAACTCAAAACAAAACCATTGAACAAGTCTATAATGAATTAC